TTAGTTATTTTGATCAGGAAGGACCAGATCAGTCTTTGACTTTTGAAAAACTTATGAAACCTTTTGTAAAACCTAAATTAAATGTTGCTAAATTAATAGAAGGTTATGATGATCCTGAAGAGTCAAGAGATGCAGCTATATATAGTGATATAAGAGACATAGATGATTTAGGTAATGTAGATCCTAGACCCACTGTTTCCCCTGAAGAAATGGACACAATAGCAAGAATGATTACAGAGGGTGAGAAAACATCAGGACCTGATGTTGATGTTTTTGACATAATTCCACTTATAGATAGATTTGGGGAAATGGATTTAGTTACAGATGAAGTTCCTAAAATTAGTAAGTTGACAGGGTTAGCAAAATTATTAAAATTTTTATTTCCAAAATCTGGATTGAATGAATTTACAGCATCTTCAGGACAAGGTGTTGATTCATTTAACACTGGTGGCATTGTTCAAGGATTTAGAGGTGGTGGTGTTGCTGATGACAAGTATGAAGATTTTTCTAGTAACATAAGTGGTAATGTTGGTGGTCGTGATGATTCTGATGATGATTTAAGAATGGATGAGGATAAAGTTGAAAGCATTAATCCTATGTATGAAAATTTTAAAAAGTCACAGGAAAGTATGTTTGCACCTATTGTTAATAAAATAGGTAGTGCTATGGGGTATGATGATCCATTTGATCTATACAAAGCAACACAGGCAACATTAGATGACGAAAGTATGCAATCAAGCATTGCAAGAGACAGATTGAAAGATCAACAAAGTGCAGAAAGAAAACTGGAAGAAGAGCAAAGAATTCGTAATATGATACAAGGCATGATGCCACCGACTGCTGGAACGCCTGCACCTCCAATGGTGACTGCTCCAGATGCACCTGTCGCTGATCCTACTACACCTGATTATAGTAGTGTTGTTGTTCCGTCTGACAGAGTGCCAGGCTTTGATGTAGGTAACATTTCACCTTATCCACAGTTTAGGATGCCGACAGAGTACACACCTGTTTTCCCTGAATCTTTATCTAATAATTATTTTAGAGATTTATTTAAGAACATAGGTGTCAGTAAGATGAATGAAGGTGGTGCTGTTAATCAGTTAGGCAGTGCGATAGACAATTTTTTAAGTTCTTATAGACAGTGACAATATCAAGATCACAAATCCCACAACAAATTAAAAAAGGAGTTGGTAAAATGATGAAGAAAAAAGGTTATAAGATGGGTGGTAAAGTAAAATCCAAAGGAATGAAAAAAGGTGGTAAGGTCAAAGCCAAAGGTATGAAGATGGGTGGTAAGATTTCACCTAGAAAAATGATGGCTAAAGGCATGAAGATGGGTGGCAAGGTCAACAATCTTAAAAAAGCTATCAAGAAGGTAAAAGCAAAAACTAAAAAATAATGCCGTATTTACAGAGTAATATTCCTCAATTCAAATGTTGGGTGAGGAGAGAGTACACCTGTAATCACGAAAAGTATCATGGAGAATTCATACACGCTATGGCAATAGCCGTTACGACTATGCCGAATAGATGTTTAAGTTTTCAGGTTATCTTTACAGGTTGTGAGACAGACGATACAAAGAACCCTAATGTTCATGGTGGAGCTATGTGGGCGAGGATGCCGATTACTGGCATGATGGCAGACATTCCTGTAGAGGAATGGCCCGAACCAATGGCAACGCATGATGCACAGCCTTGGGATTGTTCATCTCACACGCATGCTGTTTACACGATGGACAGAGCTACTCCTTGTCCGTGGTTAGCGAAGATAGGTGGTGAGATGTATCCAGCGAAATATTTGTTTACAGTTGATTATACAGACAGTGAGATTGCTGATGATCCAGCACAGCATAAGCAGAGTCATGTGATGTATTTGCTTGATGCTGGAGAGTGGACAGGTAATCTTGTTGCTTTACCGAATAATAGAGTAAGAGTTACGCACCCTGCCTGGTTTCAAACAGGTGAGGGTGCACCAGATTTCAGACCATCACAACATACACACTATTCAAAATCAGATTTAGACTATACACTTGATGTAAATAAAATTTTTGATAACTTGTATAATGACGAATAACTTTAACATTCCAACAGAATATCTTACAGATGATGAGATGTCGAAGTTGGGTGAGATTGTTGCTAAACTTACTGAATTAGAAAAGAGAGATACGTATCAAACAAAGTTTATTGACTTTGTTAAACATGTTTGGCCCGCATTTATCGAAGGTAAGCATCATAAAATCTATGCAGAAAAGCTACAGAATGTTGCTGATGGTAAATCCAATCGTTTGATTGTCAATATGCCACCAAGACATACCAAATCTGAGTTTGCAAGTTATCTGTTTCCCTCTTGGCTGATGGGAAGAAAGCCGACAAGCAAGATTATACAGGCAACACACACATCTGAGTTGGCTGTAGGTTTTGGACGTAAGGTTAAGAACTTGATTGATGCTCCTGAGTTTAGACAAATATTTCCTGATGTAAATCTAGCATCTGATGCAAAAGCCTCTGGTCGTTGGTCTACGAATAAAGGTGGTGAGTATTATGCTGTTGGTGTGGGTGGTGCGTTGGCTGGACGTGGTGCTGATTTACTTATCATTGATGATCCAGTTTCTGAACAAGATGCGTTAAGTCCTTCTGCTTTGGATAATATTTACGAATGGTATACCTCTGGTCCGAGACAAAGACTTCAGCCTGGTGGAGCCATTATCATTGTTATGACACGATGGAGTGTTCGTGACCTGACAGCTAAAGTTTTGAAGAAGCAGGCAGAGGGTGGAGCAGACAATTGGGAAGTTGTAGAGTTTCCTGCAATATTTCCAGACACAGACAATGTGCTTTGGCCCGAATACTGGAAGAGAGAAGAGCTTGAAGCTGTTCGCTCATCAATCCCTGTAGCTAAATGGAACGCACAGTATTTGCAGAACCCGACTGCTGAAGAAGGTGCGATTATCAAAAGGGAGTGGTGGAACATCTGGGAGAATGATGAACCACCACAAGTTAGTTATATCATACAATCTTATGATACGGCATACAGTAAATCAGAAAGAGCTGATTATTCTGCCATTACCACTTGGGGTGTGTTTCAACCTAAAGATGAAGATACTGAAGCAATTATACTTCTTGATGCTGAAAGAGGACGTTGGGATTTTCCAGAGTTAAAAGAAAATGCTTATCGGTTGTATCAGGAGTTTGAACCTGATATGATATTAATAGAACAAAAAGCGACAGGTACGCCATTGACACATGAGTTAAGGCGTATGGGTATCCCCGTGACACCTTTTACGCCAAGTCGTGGTGCAGACAAGTTTACACGTATGAACGCTTGTGCTCCTGTCTTTGAAAGTGGTATGGTTTGGCGACCTGACACAAGGTTTGCAGACGAGGTTGTAGAAGAATGTGCATCGTTTCCAAATGGGGAGCATGATGATTTAGCAGATAGTATGACACAAGCTATCTTGCGTTTTCGTCAAGGAGGGTTTATCATGACTCCAAGTGACTATGAAGATGAAGAGCATTATAGAGAAAAAAGGGAATATTACTGATGGCAGAAATACCTTTAGGTCCAGGTGGTTCAGAAGATGAACTTCTAGGAGAAGCTGAAAAACTTGATATTGTAGAATTACCTGCACAGGCTGGTATCGCAGAGATGGACGATGGCAGTGCAATTGTTGGTGAGTTGCCACAAGAAGAAATGATGCCGAAAGAAGAGATACCTTTTGATGCAAATTTAGCAGAATTTATAGATGAAGATGAACTTGGTAAAATATCTGATGATTTGATTGCTTCTGTTAAAGATGATCTTTCATCAAGAGATGAATGGGAGCAAGTTTACAAATCTGGCATTGAGTTACTTGGTATTAAGTACGAAGATAGAACAGAGCCTTTTGAAGGTGCTTCTGGTATTGTACATCCATTGCTTTCTGAGAGTATTACACAGTTTCAAGCACAGGCTTACAGAGAATTACTACCATCAGGAGGTCCTGTAAGAGTTGACATTGTAGGTGATGAAAATCCTGCTGTCGTGGCACAGGCAGAACGTGTCAAAGAATATATGAATTACGAAATAACTTCTGTTATGGAAGAATTTGATCCTGAGTTAGATCAGATGTTATTTTATCTTCCTATTGTAGGTTCAACATTTAAAAAGATTTACTTTGACCCTTTACTACAAAGAGCTGTGAGTAAGTTTGTTCATGCTGAAGATATTGTTGTTCCTTATTCAGCAACTGATTTATTGACAACTTCTCGTATTACTCATGTTGTTAAAATGAGTAAAAATGACGTTTTAAAGATGCAATTATCAGGTTTTTATAGAGATACAGAGCTACCTTCTTATGGAGTAAACTCAGGTGATTACACTGGTATACAGGAAGAAATAGATAAAGCTGATGGTGTATACAATTCAAATGAGCAAGAAGATATTTCTATCTATGAGATTCATACAAATCTTGATATTGCAGGATTTGAAGATATGAATCAAGAAGGTGAACCAAGTGGTCTAAGATTACCTTATATTGTTTCTATTTTAGAAAAAACAGGTGATATTTTATCTGTTCGTAGAAACTACGATCAAAATGATCCGTTAATGATGAAGAAACAGTATTTTGTTCATTATAAGTTCTTACCAGGTCTAGGTTTCTATGGTTTTGGTTTGACACATATGATGGGTGGTCTTTCCAAAGCATCAACTAGTTTATTGAGACAATTGATTGATGCAGGAACATTAAGTAATTTACCTGCTGGATTTAAAGCAAGAGGTGCAAGAATTAGAGATGAAGATACACCTCTATCACCAGGTGAATTTAGAGATATCGACAGTGCAGGTGGAGATATAAGACAATCATTGATGCCATTGCCGTTTAAAGAGCCGTCAGGCACTCTTTATAACCTTTTAGGTACATTGATAGACTCTGGTAGACGTTTTGCATCTGCTGCTGACCAGAAAATAGGTGAGATGTCAGGACAAACACCTGTTGGTACAACAATGGCTGTTATGGAACGTGGTACAAAAGTTATGAGTGCTATCCATAAACGTCTGCATTATGCACAAAAACAAGAGTTTAAGTTATTAGCAAAAGTATTTGCTATGAATCCAAAACCATACCCTTATATGGTTTCTGGTGCTCCACCAACAATTAAGCAAACAGACTTTGATGATCGTATAGATGTTATGCCTGTTAGTGACCCGAACATTTTCTCTATGTCACAAAGAATTGCATTGGCACAGACACAATTGCAGTTGGTACAAAGTAATCCAGAAGTTCATGGAGGACCTCAAGGGTTATATCAAGCATATCGTAAGATGTATGAAGCACTAGGTGTATCAAACATTGACCAGATGTTGCCACCTCCTCCACAGCCTATGCCTGTTAATCCTGCAAAGGAAAATCAGGAAGCAATGAGAGGTGGTCGATTACAAGCGTTTCCACAACAGAATCATTCAGCACATATTGAAGCACATTTAGCTATTTTTTCAACAAGTGCAGCTCAAGTCAATGCAAGTATTGCTATGACATTACAGGGTCACATACAGGAACATATTGGGATGATGGCAGAAGCTATGGCACAACAGGAGATTATGGCTAACATACCACCAGAACAACAAATGATGATGCAACAAAATCCTCAGATGCAACAACAGATGCAAAATGATGTTCAAAACAGAGCAGCTGAGATTATTGGTGAATTAACAGAGAAGTATGCACAAACTGTGGCACCTTCATCATCTGAAGATCCGTTAGTGACAATTAGAAAACAAGAACTCTCTCTCAGAGGACAAGACATAGAAAGAAAAGCTGAAGAGTTTGAGAAGAAACAAGAACTTGATAAAGAAAAAGAAAATAATCAACGTCTTGTTGACCAACAAAGAATTGACATTTCAGAAGAGGCATTAAATGATAAAACACGTATTGCAGAAGATCGTATCCAAACTCAAAGAGATATTGCACAACTTAATGCAAACAATAGGAGAAATCAAAGTGGTTAGTTCAATTAGAGAAAAAATATATAAAGTTGAGAAACAAAAAAAGGTTGACAGAAGAAACGCTAAACAAGGTGTTGCTTCTGAACCAGTGTTTCATGAAGTAAAAGAACCTGAAGTAGAGAAAGTAATTGACAGTGGTGAGGTAAAAGCTACACCATCACCAGAACCAAAAGCCAAGAAAAAAGGCAGACCAAAGAAGGAGAAGTAATATGGCACTAAAACCAGTTCCTAAAGATAGTAAAGGTTTAGGTAAACTACCAACTGAAGTTCGTAACAAGATGGGGTATATGGCAAAAGGTGGACGTGTTAGACCTAAACCTATGAAGGCTCAAGCTAGACCTGCTAGAGCTAAATCTGCTATGACTAAACCTAGACCAATTAATTTAGGAACAACTCCTAAACCAACAACTTTTACTGGAAAAATAAATACTGAAACACAAAAATTACAAAACATTGATGGTAAAACTGTTGTTGTTAATAAATCAAATGAATCTGGTAGAAGTATTTCTGATGCAGATAGAGCAAGAGTAAGCAAAATGATGGGTAAAATGAAAAAACCAAGAGGTATGAAAAAAGGTGGTGAAGTCAAGGGTGGTACATCATCACAAATGTCTGGACAGCATTACAAAGGCACTTTCTAAATGTCGAAAAGACGTGGTTTTTTAAGCGACAGTGAAGCTAGAAATTTATTTAGCAGTAAAAAACTACGTGATGGTATGCGTAGAGATAAACAGAATGATATAGAGAATAGAAAAAGAAAAGTTCCATTTGATATTAATCCAATGACAGGTCAAATGAAATTTCGTTTTAACAAAGGGGGAATAGTAAGTAAGGTAAAACAAACAAAGTATTTTTAATATGATTGATCCCATCACACTAGGAGCAGCAGTCACTACAGCTACGACTTGCTACAAAACTTTCGTATCTATGGTTCAAGCAGGCAAAGAGCTTGAAGATTGTACAGCCACTTTGGGTAAATGGATGGGTGCTGTCTCAGACATAGATAACATTCACAAAAACTCTAATAACCCCTCTACCTTTGATAAATTATTTAATGGCTCTGTCCAAGAAGTTGCAATGGAGAGTTTTGCAGCTAAAAAGAAAATTCAAAAACAACGTGAAGACCTTAAAAACTGGCTAGTTGGTCACTATGGCTTATCAGCATACGAAGAATTACTGCGTGAAGAAGGTCGTATTCGTAAGTCCAGAAATGAAGCTATTTATGCTAAAGCAGAGCAACAAAAAAGGATACGAGATTATACCATTATGGGTATTGCTTGTCTTATAGGATTTTCTGCTTTGGGTTGGATGATTTGGCTCATTAGCAAGAGTGTTGCGTGATGTTTATGTTGTATAATCTTCTTTATTACTTCCTTATTTTCTTTTGTATTATTTCTTTTCTAGCAATTGTTACTTTTGCAAGAGACAAGGAGCATACAACGTGCAGATTAGCAAAACAAATGAGAACAAATAACCAACATATCTGTGTTTACGTTGGAGCAAACTATACGCAATGGAATGAGTATATTGACATGAGTGCTGGTAATGTGCAATGTCCAAGAGAAATGCGATGTAAATATCGACCCAATGAAAAACCCTTTACGTTGAAAAACGTGGTTAAAAGTATAAAGGAAAGTTTTGAATGAGTAAAAAATTACAAAAAGGTAGTCAATACGAACAATTTGATTTAGATGGTGATGGTATTGTAAGTGACGATGAACTTGCACGATCTGAGCACATGATACGTCTTGAAAACTCTGATAAAATGCAAGATCAACAGCGTATGCTTTGTTGGGTATCTTCCATATCATCTATTATATTGATAGTTTTAGTCATGTCACCTGCAATACCAGATGCAAGAGTTGAGATGGTTACAGCTTTACTTTCAACGTATGTTGTGGCAAATTTAGGTATCGTTGCAACATTTATGGGAACGACTGCTTTCACTCGTTCAAAGGAGAATGGTAAAAATGGCGTTTAGGCAATTCAGTCCAGAAGGATATTTAGGTCCAGCAGATCGTTTTCATCAATATGGTACAGGACCCTTTCCTCAATATACGGCTGAAGATTATGAACAACAACAAACTACAAACCCAAGCACTTTACCAAGAACTCTTCCAGGATCAGGAAGAGGATTAGCAGACCTATTAAAAGGACTTCCGAGAGGTTCAGGAAATCGTGGAGGTTTTACAGGAGTTCTTGAAGGTAAAGAGGGAGTTGACATAGACCCAGATTTTTTTCAATCTGATTTTTACAAAACATATAATGATCCAAAATATACTTCAGGTCCTCAAACAATGGATATGAGATTTAGTAAATATTTTGATGTAGGAGGAGATCAAAGACATTTAGACTCTGCTTACAATAGATTTTTAAACGCAAGAGATTCAGGTGAACCAGTTCAAATTCCTGATCCAATAACTCAAGATAATTTTTCTCCACAGCCATCATCACCTCAAATTGATATTTCAAAATATCGTAACTTGTTTAATCAAAATCGTTTTCAACAACCTCAACCATTCATGGGTCAAGGATTTAATCCTTTTATGGGTGGATTTGGAAGATCAGCTAGATCACCCATGATGGGTGGATTTGGAGGGTTTGGTGGCTATGGACAATCACCTATGATGGGTGGCTATGGATCACCTTTTGGTGGATTAGGTATGTTTGGTATGTCACCTTATGGTGGTATGCCTAATTATGGAATGTTTGGTGGAATGATGAGTCCATACATGGGTGGTATGGGTGGTATGGGTGGTTTTGGTCAAATGCAACCATATAGATCAAATCTTCCTTTTGCAAGGGGAATGACAGGTGGTACACCACCACAACAATCTACATATTATCAAGGAAGTGCTTTTACACCAAATTTTCAACCTAGTATGGGTAGTCAATCTACTCAACAACCTCCTAATATAAATAATCAACCTACTCAACAACCTTTCCAAAACAACAACTTTATGGGTAATCCTTTTATGAGTGGTTTAGGAAGCATGATGGGTAGTATGTTTGGTGGTGGTTATGGTTCAAATGTTTCTAACACACAGGCGAATGTAGCTCAGTAGGTGATATGGGTATTAATAGTAATTTTACATGGAACGGATATACAAGAACGTGTCTTTTTCTCTGATATTAATACGTGTCTCCAATTTGCAGAGAAAATTCGAGCACAAAACACGCACCAACAAACTGCGTTTTCCAAAGTTTATGTCACGACTTACTGCATACCTCAAAAAGAAGGACAATGAAGACCCAAAGTATTTAAAAGGAAAAGTAAATGATGGAACAAACCATAAGTGATGTTGAAAACTTAACTAAGACAGTTAATTTTAATGAGGGTGGTGGCAGTGATGTTGAAGCTGGTATACAATTCATCTATCATATGCGTGAACATTTAGTTGATATTGGAATTGCTACAGTATATGGTTTAGTTGTATATGCACTATTTTTATGGATTACTAAAACAATAAAGGGGTAGTTATGCCAAAAGATGCTTGTTATAAAAAAGTTAAAGCTCGTTACAGAGTATTTCCATCAGCTTATGCATCAGGAGCTATAGCCAAATGTAGAAAAGTTGGTGCA